TTCGAAGCGTTGGGAGTTCCTGAGGCGGCGATCCTGAAAACGTTGGGCGTCACCGGAACTTCGAAAATCAGTGGCGATCATTTGCAGACGCTGAGGGGAATGTACAACGCGATCCGCGAGGGAGCGACGACGGCGGAAGAAGCCTTCTCCCTGGGCGACGCGGCTCCGATCCAGGAGTCTCAAGAGGTGCAGCCCCAGAAAGAGAAAAAAAACAGCCCGCCAGCGAAACCCAAAAAAGATTCCGCGCCGATCGATGTAAAGGCGGAAAAGCCGAAAGACGATCCGATCGTGAAAATGTCCGACGTTTACAACAAGGGAACGATGCACGGTTGGAAGATTTCGGACATCAACGCGTGGATCAAAAAGGAATTCGGGATTAGCGATCCGCTGAAAGAAACCCGGCAATCGATGCTCCCGAAAATCATGAAGGCCATGGAGAGCGGGACATGATCCTGACAAACGCCCAGCGTGGCGACCTGATCGATGCACTTGAGATCGCGATCGCGAATCGCAAGGCGATGATCGATTCCAATCTTCGACCATCGCCAAAAGATTGGAACGAGTCCGATCGGGAAGATTTTGCGGAGTGGTCCAGTCAGCGAAGGCGATTCCACAAATTACGAAAGCGACTTCTGGCCGAAGAGAAGTCATCTTGATTATCCCGTTCGTTTTCGAAGAATCGAGCCACATCTATACGGTGAAGAACCGGGGAATCTCCGTCGAGGTCCCTGGAGTGACGAGGGTGATGGACTCGTCCGGGCTAATTAATTATCGATTCGTCCGACCTGACATTCTTGAGCGAAAGTCGAAACTAGGAAAAGAAGTTCACCGCGCAACGAAGCTATTCGACGACGGGAAATTGGATTTCGCGAGCCTCGATTCGCGAGTTATCCCCTATTTGGATTCCTGGATCGCGTTTAAGCGTCTGACGGGTTTCGTTGCGGAGTTGCGGGAGTTTCAATGCGTTGCGGAATGCGACGGGATGCAGTTCGGGATGCAGCTGGATGCGTGCGGGTTTACGGGCATAGGCGGAAGGAAGTCGCGCGAAACGATTGTAGAAATCAAGACCACGGTCTCGTTTCTGCCTCATCACGCGATCCAGGTCGCCGGGTACGCGTTGGGATTGAAATCGAATAAGAACATCGCTTCTCCAATGGCGAGATTCCTCGGACGGCGGCGGATCGTCGTCCAGTTAACCCCGCGCGGAATTCCGAAAATCCATGAGTGCGCGGATCGCGAGGATGCGGATTGCTTTCTCCGCGCCTTGTGGCTTTCGGGATGGAAATCCAGGCATGAACAACTTTACAGGGAGGCAGCGTGATGGCGGAAAAAACGGAAACGGCGATCCAGAAATTCGACACGAAACCCGGCGATCAATTCCTGGCGGCGGCGCGAAAGGGGTCAGAGTCGATCGTGATCCGTAACGACGCGGAGCACGCGGCGGCGTGGGAAAAAGTCGTGAAGTGCGATCGGTTCCTGAAAGGCGAATTTATCGCGCGCGGGATGACGCAGAAATCGCGGCTGTACGAAGCCTACAAATATCAAAACGATTTGATGAATTCGTTTGTGAATCCGATCAAGGAAATCAAAGAGCGATGGCTTGCTGCGCGAGTGAAGTACCAGCAGGAAAAGCAGCGGAAGGCGGACGCGAGACGGATCGAGGAAGAAAAAATCGCGAAGGCGCGGCAGATCGAGGATGCGAAACGAGTCGCGGCTGACCTCAGGAAAGAAGGCGCGAAGGAAGAGGCGAAAGCGGTGATCGAGCACGCGAAGACAGCGCCCGTCGTCCTGGCGCCAGCGAAGCCTGTCGTCGAGAAACCCAAGGGATCGGTGATGTCGGAGGAATACGAATTCGTGATCGAACATCCGGAGTTAGTCCCGATCAAGTACCGTCCGATCGACGAAAAGCTGATCCGGAAGCAGGTCAACAGTTTCGGATTAGAGGCGAATATTCCAGGCGTGAAAGTGACAGCGAAGCAGGTCGAATCGTCGCGAGGCGTTGCGTGAGTACGCCGAGTCAGTTCGAAATTTTGCGGAGATTAATTTCCGTCGAGGAAAATTTGTACGACATAAAACACGCCGTCGAAAGCTACGCGGCGGGTGATGAAGTGGACGAAGTAAAAAGCATCGAGAGGCTTATCTCTGACACTCGGGGAGTCCGCAAATTATTGGAGGATTTTTTCGCCCCATGACGGTCGGGCTCAGGTGCGCGAAATGCGGGCGGGAAATGTCTTTGTGCGAATTCTTGGGTCACACAAATAAAAAGGGGGAATCGATGGCGAGGAAAAAAGATGAAAAGCGGCCAACGTCGGCGAGGGATAAGTCTCTCGCGCCGGAAGGTCCGTTGAGTGAGGAAGAGAAAGCGGAGTTGACGGAGCACGATTCGCAGTCGGGCGATGAAGAGATTCAACCTCCGTTGATTCCAGAAGCGGACATGCCAAAGGCGATCGAGGCGATCCCGATCCAGAACGATCGAGTCGCGGCGACGTATGTCGGGATGGGATTGGCGCGAGATAAGAAAGACGAAAAATTAGTTTTCCTGGAGTTCTCTTTCACGATGACGAAGCACCACACGGATTTTGTTCCGGAAAAAGTCGCGGACGCGTTCAAGTGGCTGGAGCGGACGGACAACAAATCGATCGTGGTGAATCACATCGAACCTCAAACCGTGGATGTCTTCGAAACGCCGAAGGATAAAAAACCAGCGATACATCTCTCGGGCGCTTCCGTCCAGGCGGCGAGCGTGGCGATGATCGAAGAAAGCGGGAAAGGGAAAACGAAAAAGGTGATCCGATTCCGTTTTCGATTGATGGTCGAGCGATCGGAAGCGGCGATCAATTTCGCGGCGTGGCGCGATCAGGAGCAATTCTGGCTTGTCCTGGTCGATACCCAGGCAAAGATTTGATCCGCGTGAGCCTTCCTATTTGTTGTGAGTGCCATTCGGAAGTGACGTGCGATGAGATGAAGATTTGCGAGCGTTGTCAGCGGGCGTTCTGTATCGAATGTTTGCCGAATCACGCGCCATGCTCGATTGAGTTGCGGGCCGAATTGTCCGGAGTGAGTGGGTTCCAATATTTACGGAGGAAGGAAAACGATGGCGAAAGCAAAAGTTTTACCGATAGAAGTGTTCGCGCGGGTCGTCGAGAATAGCGACGATTCGACGTACATCGACGCGCACGAGACGGCGGAAGAGTTCGACGACGAAGGCCCGGTCGGAAGATACGAGCTCGTCCAGGAAGGCACGATCACGGTCGATACCGCGTTCGTTCCGAAGGACAAACGCCCGTTGAAGGATCGCATATGAGCACTCCATCGCGGTTTGTCGGCGTGAAGCCGTCGATCGGGCGGATCGTTCATTACGTCCAGGACGGCGATCCGGTCAGGCACCGTCCAGCGATCATCACCGGAGTATTGGACGGCGGCGCGATCACGGCGGAAGTTTTCGGCCTTGGGAGCGCGCGATTCGTTTCCGGAGTTAAGGAAGATCAGGAGACGAAGGCGATCGCGACGTGGCACTGGCCGGAGCGTGAAGAGTAGTGGCGGCGATTATCAAAACGTGGCCGTCGTTCATGCCCAGGAAGCGCGTTCGGGAGGCGTTCACTCACGATTGGGGAAGATTTTATTTCACGATCGGGCGAGGGAAGCCAGCGAAGCCAGTTGAGATTCTTTTTTACACGCACAAGGGCGTGATCCTCGGGCATTTCGAAATCTCGGAGATCGTCCAGAACGTCGGCCAGTTGCCGAGGCTGCGATCGATCTCCGGCGATTTCAGTGAGTGGCAAATCAAACTCGGAAACTGGGTCGCGATATGCGATCCGCCTTTTCATTTCCTGAAAGAGCGGCTGTACCACGATGGTTTTCGTGGATTCAGATATTTCGATCTCGACGCGTATCGCGGAACGGTCGATTCGAAAGTGAGGATATGAATGAGCGAAGTGCCAGCGGTCAAACCGGAGTTTGTCGAAATGGCAAGGACGATCTATGGAATCGCCCACAGGCGAGTGAGTCGTAGATTCAAAATCGCGGCGATCGCGGAATACCTCGAGAGTGTGTGCCAGGCAGTTCGGGGTGACGAGGCTCGGATTCCGAGTACGGAGAGGGGAAGCTGATGCCGGACGAAAAGAAAATCGATCGACTGTTGATGACTCGGTTGACGGACGGCGCGTTGCATTTTCTGCGGAAGCACGGATCGAATCTGTCTCCAGGCGCGAGAGAAAAATACGAAAGGCAATACGACACGCTGAAAGAGATGCCGTCCGAAGTTCTCGCGAACCGCGTCGTCGCGGCGATCCGCCATTCTCCGATCATCGAATGGGTCGGAATCGTGGCGACGTTTATCGAGCAGATGCGCGCGGAGTATCGCGAGGAAGGCGAGATCGAGGATCAGCACTGCAAGGACTGCGATGCGGTGACGATCCATCGCGTCGAGAAATTGGTAGGGATCGGCCAACCCGGGGATTTTATTTTGCGCTGCACAATCTGCGGAAAGGTCAAATTGTGACTCTCAATAAATACGACGTGAGCCGTGACGTGGGCGCGGAGGTTCCATTCAGCATTGACCCAAAGAAAATGGCGCAGGTGTTGCGGAAGATCGCCGACAACATAGATGCCGGGGAAATTGTCGGCATTGAAAAGTTCATCGTGCTATCGCTCAACCGACGTGACGAATTTACGCGCACGTTTATTCGATTCGCGTTCACCGAAAAACTCGCGGGCGGTGACGCGTGAAAGATCAGCTTGAACCGGGAATTTATGTGGGGAACGGGCGTCCCTGGCGCATCTCTCCGGAGATCGTGACGGAGACGATCGCCTTTATCGGGATTCGCGGATCGGGTAAGACGGCGACGGCGACGGTGTTCGCGGAAGAAATGCTGGAATGCGGCCTAGCTCCGATCGCGCTCGATCCTGTCGGCGTGTGGTGGGGCTTGCGTTGCGCGCCGGATGGGAGTCCAGGCGGCTATCCGATCGTGATCGTGGGCGGGAACCGCGGGGATATTCCGCTCGATCCGAAGCAGGCGCGGAAAGTGTGCGACGCGATCATCGACGGCAACGTGCCGGCTGTGATCGATCTCTCGCAGAATTCGAAGAATGAATTCCGGCATTTTGTGACGGAGTTCTGCGATCGGTTGATGGAGTTGGAGCCGTCGATCCCGCGCCATATTTTTATCGAGGAAGCTCCAGAGTTAGTTCCACAGCGGCCCATGGGCGAACAGAAGCGATCGCGCGCGGCGGTCGATCGATTATTCCGGCTCGGGCGGAATAAGGGCTACGGCGGGTCGCTGATCTCTCAGCGGTACGCGACGATCGACAAGGACGTGCTCACGCAGTGTCAGAACATCATGGCGCTGCGATCGATGGGCAAGACGGATCGAGACGCGGCGGAAGGATGGGTTGCCGAAGTCGTCCAGGATCAGGACAAGGCGCTGCAGGCGACGAAGTTCATGCGATCGCTAACGACGCTGGGTCCAGGCGAGGGCTGGTTTCTCTCGCCGCTGTTCATGGATTCGTTCGATCACGTCCAGATTCGGCCACGAAAGACGCTTCACCCAGGGGCGACGCGAAAGATCGGCGATAAACCGAAAGCGGTCGCACTGTCCGACGTTTCTCAATCCGTTGAGCGGATGCGGGAAATCCTCAAAAAGCCAGATCCACCGAAAAAGAGCACGCACGATCTCGGGACGCCGATCAACAGGATCAGGACCAGGGGGCAGCTTTATGACCGGACGACACTGCGCGCGCGAACCGATCACTCGATCGAGCGGCATCAGGTGATCCCTGATCACAGCGAGGTCCAGGAGCTTCGCGCGAAGTTGCAGCGAACGAATGCAGAATTGGCGATCGCGCGGAAGTCTCTCCAGGCGGTTCGCGATCTCCTGAAACCCGATTTCGACAAGATGCGCGTCATTTTCGATGCTGCTGGCGTCCAGCAGGGCGGAGCAGCGACGAACGGCGGCGGCGATATGTCGATGTATGAGGCGTTCCGATCGAGGCTTGGACCGAAGCCTATGGCGATGATCCAGGCGTTAATCGATCGCGGCGGGGAATTGACGCGTCCGCAGCTTGGAACGATGGTCGGGCTTCCTTACCGGGGATCGACGTTCTCGACGTACCTCAAGCGATTACGTGCGGTCGGATTTATCGAGACGCCCGACACGACGATCGTCCGATTGAAAGCGATCTAGATTTTCCACAGAGTGTTGAAATCCTGAGGGAGTTTTTATGGCTAGAAAAAAGAAAAAGAAAAAACAGTTGTCAGTGGACCTTGTGATCGATCGATTGATGGGGATCAAGGGATTCTCGCGGGATTTACGACGGGCGGTGTTTCAAGTTCCAGCGCAGCCGAAGGCGGGAAGGAAACCGCGTTGACTGTGCGGGGCGCGGAGTACCAGGGAATTCGGGGAAGGATTTTCAAGAAAGAGCACAGAGATCGAATGGGAATGTCGATTTACCTTTACGGTTGGCTCTGCGCGCGTCAGACGAAGGCGAACGGATTGGTTCATGGCGGGAAGCCGTTCACGTATCGAATTATTTCGGACGATATGGGTGAGTCCATTCGAACGGTCGAGGGATGGATGGCGATCCTCAAGAGTGAAGGGTACATCCTGGTCAAATATTCGACGTACAAACGGATGGTGATTTACATCCTGAATCAGAAGAAATTTCGACCCAAACAAGGGACGCTTTTTGAAAAAGAGTCGAAGCCTTATCCCGTTGGCCAGCGGGATAAGAAAAAGATTTCTCACCCCGTCCGCCAGCGGGATATGGACCCCGTTGGCCAGCGGGATCATGTACGCCAGCCAGCGGGATTCAAGCACGAATTTAATATGGAGGAAAGACCTGCGGAGGGAACTTCGTCTCTCTCGCCTTTAGTAGTACTGGGAATTCCTGCCTCAACCTGGATGGACTTCGTAAAAATGCGAGAGAGAATCCACCGTCCAATCGTGAACGGTGCCCACGAAATAATCTTCCGAGAATTGACCTCGCTCCGCGATCTAGGGAGTGAACCGATCCTGGTGATCGAGCAGGCGATCTCGACAAGCTCGTTCCGGCTGTATCCAGTCGGCGGGAGTAATGGAGGGAATGGAAATGGCAAAAGACACGAATCCTTCGAAGAAAGGCGAAGTCGTGAAAGTCTCGAAAACATCTCTGCCGTCCTGGGAGTTAGTTTTAGCGGGATGGCTGGCGAGGTTTCAAGATCACTACCGTCAACGTCTCTCACAAATCAGCATCGACGTTTACAAAGAATTGTTGAGGGACCTGAACACGGCGGAGTTGGACGCGGCGTGTCGGGAAGCGATGACGACATCGGAGTTCATGCCCAACGTTGCGACGATTCGAAATGCACTGCGATCGCTACGCTCGATCGAAGTGACGCCACGGACGTTCATTCGTTTCGCGGACGTGAATCCAGAGGATCGCATTTACACGGCGGAGGATCAGAAACGGATCGACGACATGAAAGTGAAGCTGGGAATTCTGGAGGATCAGAAACGGATCGAGCCCCAGAGAAAAACCCCGGCGAATAGGCGAGTGTCATCGATCGAGCAGCAGAAAGCCGAATTACGTCGGCGCGGGTTTTTGAAATGAAAATTCGTCCGATCGAAAAACCAGTGAAGTTCTGCGCGGAATGTCGCGGCGAAGGCAGGGTCCTGGTGGATCGTCCGGATGGAAAAGGGAAATGGATGGAGCTTTGTAAGTGCCGAAGACCAAGGCCAGTAACGCGCGAGATCGATTTCACGCAATCAAAAACGGCGCGCGAGGAATGAGAGATGCCGGGAGCTTGGTTTCGAATGCCGGATGGAACCGCGATGCACGTGAAATTCGCGCGACCGCGAAGGACACGGTGTCGGTTCTGTGATCCAACGAAACCGAATTTCTCTTCTCTCGAATGTGATTACCCGTTCGGAGGCGGAAAAACGTGCGACGCGAAAATGTGTTCGGCGTGCGCGCGAACAGTCGGCGAGGATCGCGACTATTGTCCGGATCACGCAGGGCGACGATGATGAATCATGAAATGGAAATTTACGCTGAGGCTGGCGGCGATGAGTGACGCGGTGTGCAGATTCTGCGGAATGACGGAGAACGAGCATATTCGGTTCGGAGCCAATTTTCTTTGTCCGCCTGCGTTCGGAACATCGACGTTCCTGTCACCACCACCCCAGTTCATGAAAGAAGGGCCAACGCACAACTCGCTGAGGTTATTGCAAATTTTGGATCAGGAACCGAAGCGCGTCGGATTAATGCTCGATTCGTCGGATTTTCATTTCACGCTGTATTCGTTCGCACTTTTATCGCTCTGGCGTCCAGCGTTGGATTTGAGGATTCGCGAAATCGTGAAGCGGATCGACGGCGAACAGATGTATGAGTGGTACAAAAAGGTGATTCCGAAGCCATGGAGATAAAAATCGACATTTCGAAAGTTCTGCGATGGTCGGCGGGATCGTGCGGTCGATCCGGATGCACGGACGACTCGTGTGTGTGCGCTGTGTGCGCGCTTCCGATCGGAGTCGATGAGGATGATCCGCGATGGTATTCACACTCGGAATATTGCGACGGCTGCGAACTGTGCATCGACGACGTACCGATCATAATTTTTCGCGGTGAAGGAAAAGAGATGGAGCAGGCGGCTTTTCACAGCGCGTGTTTTCAGACGTTGGCGGTGCCTCAGTGAATCCGATGGAAATGAACGCGCCGAAAATCCGGCCGGATAAAATCCTGGTCAACGTGGTGATCGAGGGAGAACCGTTGGCGTGGAAGCGAGCCTCGAGATGTGGCGCGCGCTCGTTCGACAATCCGGAGAACGTGAAAGCGAAAGCCTACCTGGTTGAGCGATTCGAGTGGGCTTACCCGCGATTCGCTCCGATTGAGAGACGCGATCTCGGAGTTCAAATATTTTTCCAGACGCAGTTCGATTCGAAGGACAAAGACAATATGGAAAAACTGGTGAACGACGCGTTCAACGGCGTCATCTGGGCGGATGATCGGCGAATCAAAGAAGGCTACCAACGCGTGAATGTTTGGCCCAGGAAGCCATTCACGCAGATCGTCGTGTATCTCCTGGGCGGAGGTCAGTTATGAGAGTGATGGAGGAAGTTCGACGCGACATCATGAGCGATCCGCGAGTGATCGCGAAAATGCGAGAGATCGAGGAACGTCCCGAAATGGCGCAGACGCTTGCGCGAATCGATGGATACGACTTCAAGCGAAAGATGGTCGAGTTTCTGGCCGTCCTGCATTCGATCGCGATATCGGTGATCGCGCGGGACGAGCAGAAATGGCGAGTCGCGGCGGCTACATTTTTGATATTCCTGAAACGCTGGCCGGAGTTGTATTCGGTCGAAAATATTCCAGTCGGCGATCACGGGCCAAATTGAAAGGGGAAGTCAGATGGACCAAATTCTCAGAAGAAAAATATACGACGCGTTGACCGCACGGCGTCCGGAGTTCCAGGATGCTCCGGAGTTGGCGCAGCGCGTGAAGGATGTCACCGAAATGGATATCGATTCGATCGCGCCAGTCATCGATGCGGAGATCGAGCGGATCAGGGAAACGAAGGTTAACCCATGACACATACGCGGATTTTTTATCGCACCGAAGGCGACCATGTGGCGACGGAATGGTGGAGTGCGAAATCACACAGCGCGACGCATGCGAAGAATGGCGAATTGAAGTTCTCGATCGATGAATGGAAATCGATCGTTGCGGTCCTGGTGCGATTCCGCGCCCTGTTTGAAATCAACGAGAAATGAGGAAATTATGGCTATACCAACAACGCGTGAGCAGGCGATCGAGGAAGGCTGGAAAAAACTCGGATCAAAAGTGTGTGATGCGAGGAATTGCGGCGCGAAGCTCGAGATGTGGCGAAATCCAAAAACTGATCGCGTGTCTCCGTTCAACGTTGATCCGTTCGTACCGCATTTCCCTTTGTGTCCGTCTAGAGATTCATTCCGGAAAGATGCGAAGAAAATCCCCACCACAGGAAATCTGCCCTTCTAAAGTTCTCGACGCGTTCTGAGTTTTTGATTACCGTCGAATCGTGGGCGTGAAAATTCACGACTTCGGGGCGGGTGACCTGGCGTTTCATTGTCCAGGTTGCGGATACCTGCATTCGTTTCGAGTGAGCGGCGATAAGTCGCGGCCACAGTGGAGTTGGAACGGATCGTTCGAGAAACCGTCGTTCACGCCATCACTGCTCGTGAATAAGCACGTACCAGCCCAGCGATGCCACCTGTACATGACGGAAGGGAAAATCAAATTCCTCTCGGATTGTTGGCATGGCCTGAGAGGTTCAACCGTCGAAGCTCCGGATTGGGAGCCGTGAATCTCAAAACGGAGGTCGATATCACGCTTGCGGTAAAAGTGACGGCAGCGGTTCTCCGGAAATTACCATTCGCGATCAACAACGCGTTGACGCGGACGGCGAAAGAGATGGTCGTCGCTGGGCAGAATGAGTTAGCGGCAGATTTCACGTTACGAAAAAAGTTTATTCTCACCCGCCTCAAAATCCTGCAATATTCGCGAACCTCTGATTTGACGGCAGTTGTCGGAATCGACACGAACGTTCAAGGCGCGCCTTTAATCCTGGGATATTTTGAGGATGGTGGAACGAAGGAACCGGATAACGGGCCGGGATTGGCAGTTCCGATCACTGGATCGCCTGTTCGCCCAACGTTTTCTGATTCTGTCGTTCGCGCGTTGCAGTACACGAAGCTGCAGCTTCAATTGGCTGCGACCGGGAATAAAATCGAGGGACTGAAAAATACTTACGTCGTTCCAGGCGTCGGCGTTTTTCAGAGAGTAGCTCCAGGCAATGGCCCTGACGCAACGGTGCTGATTTATAAATTCGAATCATCGGTACCGCTGAAAAAACGGATGTCGTTGACGGAAGTGATGTCGGAGATCGTGAACAGCCGATTTGATTTGATCTTCAACGAAGAATTCGAAAAGGAAATCACGCGTCAGAAGCCGAAGAGGTAATCGTGTCGATGCCTGTCTATCCCCCGTTGTATTGGACGCCGCATGTGCTGGATCGCGGCTTGTTGATTTCGCTTGCTGGAGCAGCCGCGGATCGTCATGGAATCGGTCGACCGTTAGTGTGTGGTGTGTGCGAGGAAGAAAGCGGAAAACGTAACGCGTATATCTCAGGCGGCGTTGAGGACTGGGATTATACGGCGATTCGATTTGAGCCTGCTTTCGAAACGAGATACATCCACCCAGCGTTACCCGATAAGCCAACGACTGAGGAACTAACGAAAGCGATGTCGTTCGGCCTTATGCAAATCATGGGTGAAGTAGCGCGCGAAATGGGCTACGCGGGCAGATTCCTTACTGGCCTGTGCGATCCGGATTGTGGTCTGGAGTTCGGTTGCCGGAAATTAAAGAAGTGCCTAGACGGAATGAATGGTGATCCCACGTCGGCGTTGCTGCGTTGGAATGGTGGAGCCGATCTCAAGTATCCGGTGCGCGTGATCGCACGCATGTCGAAGTATTCCTGACCCGTCGTCCAGTCCATCCAAGCGAAGCGGTGAGCGTATGCCGTAGTGGTATGCTGTGCGGCGTGCGTGGCGATGACGAAGGCGCGACCGATGGGGTATCGACTGACCGACCGAGTGTGGTAACCGCTGCCGTACGCTACGTTTGATAGCCGACCACTTTAAATGTGTGGGTCCTTTGAAAAGACCGACCGCCGAGGGTGACGGCGCCGCGACGGGAGGCTAGTGAAAGATCGAATTTGATGCGTTTCGTTTCGCTTTACAAATTTCGGAGCACAATCCCGCGTGAAGAAAAAAATACCCGTTAAGAAATCCGCATCAATGTCTGCGCCGAAAGTGCATCCCTGGAAAAATCAAATCGTCCGATCCGCCGAGGTTTCTCCGGAAAAATTGCTGGCGTCTCCGTTTAATTGGCGCGTGCATCAGAAAGCGCAGACCGAAGCGATGGTCGGCATCCTGGATGAGTTGGGATGGGTGCAGAAAATCATCGTCAACGAAAAAACGGGCCACATTGTGGACGGGCATCTCCGCGTCCAGGAGGCGATGAGGCGCGAAGAAAAAACCGTGCCCGTGGATTACATCTCGGTATCGAAGTCGGACGAAAAGAAAATCATCGTGACGTTGAATTCAGTCGGCGCGATGGCGAAGGCGAAGCCGGATATTCTCGAATCGCTGTTGAACGAAGTGCATTTCGAGCAGCGATCGGTCGATCCAGTCCTGGCGGAGCTCGCGGCGTCGATCGATCTCGACGATGCGGGCGGCGAGAAAGAGAAACCGGAAGTCGCGTTCACCGAAGAGTTGCTCGAAGAGCATAATTTCGTCGTTTTGTATTTCGACAACAGCGTGGATTGGCTGAATCTCCTGTCGATCCTGGATTTGCCAACGGTGAAGGCGTTGCACGCGCGGGATGGATTTATGTCGGCGGGCGTCGGGCGCGTGGTAAAAGGGAATGAAGCGATCGCCAGGATTCAGGCGGCGAAGGAAGTCAGGAGAAAAAAATGAGCACAGTGCTGCTGATCATCCTGTTGATTCTGGTATTCGGCGGAGGCGGTGGCTATTACGGATATTCGCATTGGGGATATGGCGGCGGATTCGGCGGCGGGATCGGAACGCTGCTCGTGGTGCTTTTGGTTCTGTATCTTCTCGGTTATATTCCGCCTCGCGGACGCAATTGAAAATCTCCGTTTGCGCGCCGTCCTATAAGCGGCCCACCGGATGCGAAACCCCGGCCTACCTTCCGTTCGTTCGCGTGTATGTCGATCCCAGTGAAGCGAAAGAATATCGGCGCGCGAATCCAGGCGTGACGATCGTCGAGTGTGCGAAAGGCGTCCAGGGGAATCTCTGTCGCGTCCGGAATCACATAATCGATCGAGAGTTGCGCGCGGGGGCGGATGTTTGTCTGATCGTCGATGACGACCTCGAGGGAGTTTATTATTGGCAGAAGGGCGACGCGGTGAAGCCTGCGAGGATTCGAGTCGACACGAAAGTCTTCCTGGGATTCGTTGAGAAATATGCGATCGCGGCGCGCGATCTCGGCGCGTTCCTGTGGGGATTGAACGTCAACAACGACAAGGCGTGCTATCGGGAGTACACGCCGTTCTCGATGACGGCGTATATCGGCGGGCCTTTTCAGGCGATCATGCGGGGATGCGCGCTTCGATACGACGAAAATTTGCCGCTGAAAGAGGACTACGATTTTTCGCTTCAACACCTGAATAAATATCGCTGCACGTTGAGGGTGAACAAGGCGTATTACATGGCGCGTCAATCGGAGCAGCGCGGCGGATGCGCGACGTACCGGAACATGGAAAGGGAAAAGGCGCAGCTATTCGCCTTGCAAAAGAAGTGGGGATCGACGATCGTGAAAATCGATACGGGGCGGAAGGCGCACATGCGGGAAAACAAATCGAAGGGCTTCGATTACAACCCGATCATCCATATCCCGATCCCTGGTGTTTAGATGGCCACGCTAGTCAACGTCGAGAAGCTCGCGAAGGCATTCAATCGCGACGCGCGACGAATCCAACAGCTAGTGAAAGAGGGAATGCCACGCCAGGGGCGCGGTCAGTATGACCTGGGCGCGTGCATGCTGTGGTACATCCGGTATCTCCAGGATTTAGTCGAGAAGAAATCCGCGAACGTAGGCGGCGGTGAATTCCTGGGATTGAACGATCAGCGCGTTCGCGGGTTGCGCGCGGATGCGGAGTTGAAGGAAATGGAGCTCGCGTTAAAAAGAGGGCAGACGGCGAAGCTCACGGACGTTCGCGCGTCGTTGTCTGACCTAGTTCTCATGACCAAGGCCCGGCTCCTGGCGATACCTCCGCGTCTCGCGGTCGAAGTCATGGGCGAGGGATCGCGGGTGATGATCCAGGCGAAGATCGAGCAGGCGATCAAAGATGCTCTCAACCAGTTGGCGGACGATGGCAGTAACTACCCACCACGGAAGTAGCCTAGAAAGAATAATTCGCGAATCGTTTGAGAACTTCCGGCCTCCGAGCGATATCACGATCTCGGAATGGGCGATGCGGAATCGCGTTCTACAGAAGGGAACGACCTCGCGCCCCGGCCCGTTTCATCCGGAAGTTTTTCAAATAGAAATGATGAACGCGATCCTCTCGCCGAACGTTCACGAAGTCGTCATCCAAAAAAGCACGCAGGTCGGATATAGCGACGCGGTATTGAATTCGATCATCGGGTATTACATCGACGCCGATCCGAAGCCGATCATGATGATCCAGCCGACGATCGAGAACGCGAAGGATTATGGCAAGAAGCGCATCACGCCAATGATCGAATCGACGCCCTGTCTCCGCGCGGCGATTCGTCCAGCGACTTCGCGGAAAGCGGGGAACACATTATCGCTAAAAGAATTTCCAGGCGGGTTCCTGAAATTGACGGGAGCGAATTCGGGCGCGGGTCTGCGATCCGATTCAGTGCCGATAATTTGTTATGACGAAGTGGATGCGTGGCCCCTGGACGTTGACAGCGAGGGAGATCCGCAGATTATCGCGGCGCGGCGGTCGGATGCGTTCTCGGACTGGAAACACATCAAGGGCTCGACGCCCGCGAAACCGAAAGGCGTATCACCGATCGAGCGTGATTTCCTGAAATCGGATCAGAGATATTTCCACGTACCGTGCCCGTTCTGTAAGCACATGCAGCCTCTCGAATGGCGCGAATCCAAAAACGTAGACGGAAGGATCGTGCACGGGGAATATCGGCTCACCTACGAAATTCGCAACGACGGATCGATCGTTGCGGAATCCGTCGCGTATATCTGCGCGGGATGTAAGCAGCGAATCTCGGAGCGGTACAAACAGCAGATGTTGAATGGCGGAAAGTGGATCGCAAAATTCCCCGATCGGGAGATTGTCGGGTTTCGCATCAATGCGTTGTATTCGCCGTGGCGTGAATTGTGGCCGGCGCTCGCGGCGGAGTGGCATGAGGCGACGGCGATCGAGCGGAACCCAGAAAAGTTAAAAGCGTTCATCAACCTCAGGTTGGGCGAAACGTGGGAAGAGGATTCGGAAGCGGTCGAGCATTCGGCGCTGCGCGCGCGCGCGGAAAAATATAAGGCGGACGTGCCGAAGGGCGTCGGAATTCTCACGGCGTCGGCGGACGTGCAGAACGATCGAATCGAAGCCGTCGTCAAGGGATGGGGCGATCGAGAAGAATCGTGGCTGATCGCGTACCAGCAATTTTTCGGCGATCCAGGGCAGGAAGCAGTGTGGGAAGAGTTGGACGAATTCCTGCTCCATCCGTTCACGCATGAGAGCGGAGCGACGACGAACGTCGTCGCGGCGATGGTCGATTCGGGCGGATCGCATTCGGATTCCGTCTATCGATTCGTGAAGGCGCGGCAGCATCGGCGAGTGTGGGCGTTGAAAGGATCGAGCGAAGCGGGTCGGGAAATCCTGGGAAAATATTCGCTGAACAATCAATACAAAATAAAATTGTGGATGATCGGTACGGACACGGCGAAGGATCGCATCTTTGCGCGAATGAAAATCCCCGCGAGCGGTCCTGGATACATGCATCTTCCGGATTGGATCGACGACGAATATCTCGCGCAGTTAACGGCGGAAAAAGCGGTACGGAGATATCGAAAGGGACGCGGCGCGATCCGCGAGTACATCAAGATTCGAACGCGAAACGAAGCGCTCGACCTGGAAGTTTACGCACTGGCGGCGCTCTATTCCCTGGGCGCGCAGACGTTGCGAGAGTTGAAACTGCGAGCGGATTTGTTGAGCGAAAACAAAGTCGAAGTCGCGGAAAACCCAGCCGTGCGATCGGTGAGGAACCCGGGCGTTAGCTAGTTCGCGGAATATTCCGGCGAATCCCTTCCAATGGAGTTGTCAAACCAGATACGCTCGACACACTATGGCGGCTTTCACTTTGGCTACTGCCCAAGCTAGATTCGACGCGTATGCGGCGGCGGAATTGGCGCTCGCAGGTGGAGCGCAGGAATATTCCGTCGCTGGTCGAGCGTTTAAGCGGGCGCAGTTGTCAGAGGTTCATAACATCGTCGTGTTCTACCAGAATATGGTGGATAGGTTGACGCGCGATCAAGTGAACGGAACCGCTGGCGCGCGAGTCCGCAGAGTTGTTCCGCTAGATTTCTGATAAATGCCTGAAAAATCGAACGCAGGCCCAGCGACGTTGCTCGATCGCGTGATCGGATACGTGTCTCCGGATCGCGCGGTTCGGCGAATGAAGGCGCGCGCGACGATGGC